TTGTAGCTTTTAGCAATCGGGCTGCTACCGCCTTGATTCTGTGATCTAGCAAGCCAGCTATTAACGAACCTTTTTATACCTGATTTAGTCTTACGCTTAGTTGGATTGGCGTCTAGCCATGATTCCATAGCCCGCAACTCTTGATGTACGTCAACCGCTGGGTAGGTCCTACCCCAAGCAATAACGTCAGCCTGTTCAGGCTCCCAGTTTTCCTTTGTATTTAAAAGCATATATCCCCCTATCCGTTGTGCGCGTATTCGCCGTGAGCTTTTTGTCTGTAATCAGTAACAGCTTTTTCCGCTTCATTTAAATCATCAAACTCACCCAAATTTATAGGTATATTATTCAACTTTATTTGCGCACGCCATTTATTGCGGCATTTAACAAACGATACACCCTTGACTCCAGTTGTACTGTTTTTATTAATAACCCTATTGTGAGCATTCTGACTTTTTGTGGCTGCCCTCAAATTTTCAATACGGTTGTCTGATTGTTTATGATTAATGTGATCGATGCAAATAGGTAAGTGTTTATAGGTTAAAAGCCAAATTATTCTGTGAACTAAATATATCTTACCTTCGACCCTTACCTGCTTATACCCACAACCATTAATAGTTCCAGCTTCATCGCCTTTTTTAGTTTGTTTAACATCAACCTTTCTTATCAATTTACCTTCTTGATATTTAAAAAGGTTTTGAAATTTTACATAAAGCTCTTTATCAGTCATTTTATTCCCCTAAGGACTCGGCAAGCCTCGCCAAGTGATTAATTAAAGGTTATTTTTAAATACCTTATTTGCTTCAGGCAATCTAATTGTTAACCAGTTGTTACATAAGATGTACATGTTTTCTTAATGTGTACAAAAAATGTATTTATTTAAAGATGATTTAACCCTTTTACTGGAAAAACCAGTAAATTTAAGATCAAAGGGCTAAAGCAACTTTGCGGTTAATTAGTATTCGTATCGGATATCCAACCTATCCATTGATAACAACCGAGTTATCTTTGGGGCTATGTCTGGAGGGTCAACCACGCTGTGACGTTTAATTTAAGGATTCCGTCACCCTCTAGCCCGAATACTTGTTACATTTTAATCATCTAACACACAAAGTACACATAAAAGACAATGTTACCTATAACTTAATGTTATAAAGTCAGGTATTGATATATCCAAATGTGAGGTAAGTAGCTGCATAGTATGCAACTTCATGTTTTTATTTGATCTCCATCGAAGCATTTGCTGCGGGGAGGTGCCTGTCATTCTACCAAGCTCTGCACTTTTAATGCCTTTGTTTTTCTGAGCGATTCGTAGGCATTTGCCTGCATCTATCAATTCCATTGGTTAAAATCCTGTGTTAGAGTGATTGAGCTGGTTCCCCCGACTAGCAAACCTCCTATGGTTTCCCCCTCGCGAGAGGGGGTTTTTAGGCTAGAATGGTACGTCATCATCCAAATCTTCAATACTCATATCTTCTATAGCAGCTTTACCCTGCCCAGCAGAACCTGCAGGTGATCCTGAATCAGTATAGAAAACCTTAACATTACCTAAGATTGGAGTTTGAGTTTTAGATTCGCGCTCTTCTTTGGTAAGGGTTTGGCTAACAAATCCGTTGTTTTCATACTGGTCAGATACAGCAGTATCAACAAAGGTGGTTAGGTCAAGATAAGTACCTTTTGCACCCTTATACAGTCGTGACTTGTCGATTTTGGTAACGTCAATTCTTACAGATATTCCTACTTTCATTTCATTTTCTCCACTTGGTTTAGTATCACAGTTACAGCCTTATTTACTTCTTCGGCCAATTTTAATATGTAACCCTCATCACGACAAAATGTGACCATGACGGGGGGTATTTCTGGGTGAAACGCAAAAGCGTCCCAAGATGCGGCCCCTGTAACCAACATGCATCCTTGAATCTGCTGGTAATACGCTTTCCCTAAAGATTGCGGGTCGCGAGTATACTTGACCATCGTATTAGCCGCTGGGCATTTTATTTCAACTCCAGTCATATACTTAGGGTTGTGGTAAATTATCCCATCAGGCGAGCAACCAAACTCTTCGCTATCATCAAGAATAAAACCATGCTCTGTTACCTTATACCCAGTAATATATTCGTATGCCTCCCTCGCCTCAGGCTCAAGCTCAGTCCCCCGCTGCATGTGCTCGTTGGTGTAGAAAGGCTCAGATTTTCCTGTAAGACGTTCTGCAATAAGTTGATTGATATACCCATCAGCAGATGTAGAAGGCTTACCCGTAGTTGTTAATAGCTTTCCAAAGTTACTTGCAGAAGGTTTACCCATTCGTGCGGCAAACCATTCTTCAGTACCTTGCTCGTGATCTAAAATAATCATCCTTGAGGAGCCTTTTTGTTACGCAAGGCATGCATAGCCCTGTCATATTGAGACGCAAGCAACTTGTAAGGGGTTTCACACTTAAAGTGGTTACAAAACGCGATAGTGTCAGCGTCACGTTCATCCATAAGCATAATTAGATCAGCAGCTTGATGATCACTAATAACAGCATTAGCAATAACAGGGTTGATATCTTCGCCTGCATATATGTAGTGACCTAACCCAAACATTGCAAAGCACTTAACTAAACATCTCATCTTGCTTGAGTTGATAGCAAACTTGTCAGGATTAACTATTGCCTTGTTTCTATGGTCCATAACTGGCAACCACATGTGGCGCATCATCATCTCGTCTCGCTCAGCACCTGTATGGATATGAACTACACAACTGATTTCAACAGTATTGGTATCCTCGCACTTATCCTCTTCAAAGGAATAATGAATGTCAGGGTAATGCTCCATCATAGTGCCGTAAGCCCAAGCCCATGATAAATAAGACAAATTTCCTTTCTTTTCAATATGCTTTGATACATCAATAGCAGATAGAGTCTGCCAGACTTCTTTAGATAAACTCATTTTTTGCCTCCTACGGCATTGGTTTCGGTTCTTGCGGTATCGCATTGCTCTTGAGCGTACTGGTCAGCATAGCCCCAGTAATACTCTGGGTTTTCTACATCTTTAACAGGGTGACCATTTAATGCATCATATTCACCCTGCTCATAAAAACTTAAATCATTCATATTCATTTGTTATCCCCTTCATTAAAAATGTCCATACAAATGTTTTCCCAAAGCTCTTCCCAGTTAATACCATCAAAATCCAAAAAATCCCTAATCATTAAAGAGCAATCCATAACATCTGTATTAATCTCAAATTCAATAAAAGCCTGTAAATTTTCTGCACTTTCACAGCAATCTTCTTCAAGTGCATCTCTTATAATATCTCCAAACCATAAATTGATAAGCCAAGTGTTACGATTTGTCCAGCCATTGTAATCTATCATTTTAATACCCTTTGATTCGTTGATTGAGGTTACATTATTACCTATCTAAACCCTATTGTAAACCTTTTTGTATACCAATAACGAAAAAAAGGCAAAAAAAAGCCCTGCAATAAATTAATAAGCAGGGCTAAAAGGGAATAACAAGAGACAATTTAAAAAGTTTACGCCACATGGCGCACCAAAAGTATAACTAATTTATATGGCCATTAATAGCTCCAAATGGCTGGATTAGGAAAGCCGTCTTCGTCAGTGCAGGCATCAAGGTGGATAAACCGACCGCCACCCTTCTGCTGTATGCCTATTCTCTGTATACCATGCTTCTGGGCCACTCTAATGATTTCTAAGGCGTTTTCTCCGTTAGCTAACACATCTACTGCCTTTCCAGTTGTATGCGCTCCTAGATGCTCTTTACGGGCTTCTATGGGGTGTTGTGGGCATCTGTAAGCAGATGATAGGGCAAAGCTAAACCCGCACTCTTCACGGATAGCATTTAGGGTAGCAAGAAACCCTAGGTCGAATTCTGTGGTATTGCAGCCGCACTTACAGGTCAGTTCTTTGGCTTTAAAGAAGCCACTTTCTTTTTTAGGTGATTTAGCCATGTTATTTACCTTCTACTTGTTTGGTTTTCTCGAAGCTGCGAAGCCCGCCTAGCCCTAATAGCCCCATCAGAATAGGCATCATTGTTCCAGTATCAGCTTGCGGGATATCTACGCCAAACCCAGCGGCCAAGGGTGAAATTAGGAAGTTGACTGCAAAGCCAAGGACGCAGACCCAGCCTGTAGCGGGTCGCCAGTTTCGCTGGAATGCGCTGCCTTTTGCTTCTTCGGTGTTGAGCTTAATCTGAGCAAGGCTGATTTCCTGCGCGTGCTTCTCTGACATTGTCGCAAGTTCGTGTGCGATCTTCTGCTTGGTGTCTGCATCTGGTATCCATTTATCTAAAAGACCTGTTACTGGCCCTATTAACTGGTTTATTAAGCTCATTA